GGGATCAACGTCACCACGGGCCCCGTCAACTCGAAGGCCTGGCCGCACCTACTCTTCGGAGTGAAGCGGGTCGAGCCCAGCTCGCACACCAGCTCGTCGGCGTTCGGCTCGGCCGGGATCGTCGCCGTGGTGAGCCCCACCGGGCTCGCCAGCTCCAGCGCCTTCGGCTCGGCCGGGATCGTGGCGATCGTGAGCCCCAGCTCCTACGCGAGCTCGAGCGCGTTCGGGTCCGCCGGGATCATCGCCGTCATCCAGCCCAGCTCGCTTGCCAGCAGCTCGGCCTTCGGGAGCGTGAGCTTCCTCCTGGTGCTCTCTCCGAGCTCCCTGGCCTCGGCGTCGGCCTTCGGCTCCGCGGGCATCGTGGCCGTCGTGGCGCCGTCCTCGTTGACGAGCTCGTCCGCCTTCGGATCCCCGAGCTTCCTCCTGGTCCTGAGCCCGTCCGGCTACGTCAGCGCCTCGGCCTTCGGGGCCGTGATCATCCCGGGGCCCCTGCAGCTCGGCACGGTCCGGGGCCGGATCGTGTTCGCGGGCTCCGTTGCGGCCCGCTTCGCCCTGGGTGGCTCCGTCATGGCCAGACTCGTCGAGGCCGGGACCGTCGCCGGCAGGCTGATCGAGGCCGAGCTGGGGGCACCTGGTCGGATCGCAGCCGCCGGCACCTCCGCGGGCAGGACCACGGTCTCAGGGGCGCGACGGGCTCTCCTGGCGCTCGCTGGCTCGGTCGCCGGCCGGATCGTGGGGGCAGGGGTTCCCGCCGGCCGGATCACCGCTTCTGGCTCGAAGGCGGGGCGCGTGGTAGCGTCCAACTCCGTCGCGGGCCGCATCGTGACCTCGGGGACAAAGGCGGGGAGAATCACCCATGCCGAGTGAGATCATCGTCGTCAAGGGCCAGGCCCGGGAGGGCTACCCGTACTGGAGCCTCCACCACGTCCAGTACCCGGACGGGACCGACCCCTTGGACGCCAACCTGGACGGTTCCGCCGGCGCGGAGATCACGTACACGGTCTTCGACCTGGGCGGGACGGATCCGGCCGGCACCTCGGTCGCCACCGGGACCCTCGACAAGTCCGAGGCCTGGTTCGACACGCTGCAGACCGATGACTGGTGGGACAGCGAGGACGCGGACGGCTACAACTTCCGCGGCAAGATCCCCGCGACCGCGTTCCCCAACGGGGCCGGCACCTACAAGATCGAGTACGAGGCCTCCACCGACAAGGCGGACGCCAACTCGGTCACCTACGACGAGCTCGCCTGGGAGGAGTTCGTGACGGTGGTCGAGCGCTACGACCAGACCTGATGGTCCAGTACATCGACCACGACGTAGATCTACGCGGCGCGGTCTTGGCCCTTTGGGACTGCTACGCGGACGAGGTCCTGGTGGAGGGGCCCGCCGGCACCGGCAAGACGCGAGGGCTCCTCGAGCGATCCCTCTGGGTGGCCGAGACCTTCCCCATGTCGCGCCAGCTCTGGGCTCGCCAGACGCTCAGATCGCTCAGACAGTCAGTGCTCGTCACCTGGGAGAGCGAGGTCATCTGGCCCGGACACCAGTGCCTCCACGGCCGGGCGCAGCGCGAGAACCGGGAGCTCTACCGCTGGCCCAACGGGAGCGAGATCATCCTCGCGGGCATGGACACCCCCGAAAAGATCTTCTCCAGCCAGTACGACATCATCTGGGTCTGGGAGGCCCGGGAGGTCAGCGCGGATGCCTTCCAAACGCTCCTGCGCGCCAACCGCAACGGCGTGCTCCCCTGGCAGCAGATCGTCGCGGACACCAACCCCGGCCCCCGCACGCACCACCTGAACCGCCGCTTCCCGCACGGACACCGCGAGCTGCCCGCGGACCATCCCGGGCGACAGATCCGACCGGGCGATTCCCAGAACCAGCAGGTCCGACTGATCTCGCGCCACGTCGACAATCCCGCCTTCTACAACGAGGACGGAAGCCTCACCGAGCGCGGCTCCGCCTACATGCGCAAGCTGGAGCGCCTCACCGGAGCTCGCCGGCGCAACCTGCTCGAAGGCGTCTGGGCCTCGGAGGAGGGCGTGGTCTGGGAGGAGTACGACGAGGAGGTCCACCGCATCGACCCGAGCGATGTCCCGCCGCTGAATTGGTACTTCTTCTCCTTCGACAAGGGCGTGCGCCACCCCGGCTGCCTCCAGGTCTGGGGCGTCGATGGCGACGACCGGATGTACCGCGTGGCAGAGGTCTACAAGGTCGGGATGGATCTCGACTGGTGGGCCAACGTGGTGGTCGAGCTCCAGACGGAGTTCCGCTGTAAGGCCGCGGTGTCCGACCACCACCCCGAGTGGATCTCCCGGTTCAACGACGTGCTCAATGACCACGGCGAGCGGCGCCTATTCCGCAACGCCAACAAGGACATCGAGACCGGGCTCCAGATGGTGCAGAAGGGCCTGTCGCTGCGGGAGAACGGGCCGCGCATCTTCCTGGTGCGCGGGGCGCTCCGCTACGGTAGGTGCCCGCTGCGCGCGGAGGAGCTCAAGCCGGTCTGCACCGAGGACGAGATCCTCGACTACGTCTGGGCCAAGTCGGAAGACGGCCAGATCAAGCGTGAGATCCCCGATCCCCTGTGCTCGGACCACGGCTGCGACGCGATGCGCTACGCCGCTATGTTCCGCTGGCGCAAGGACTTGAGCACGCGAGCAGATCGTCAGCGCTTCCCCGAAGGTACTCTCGGTCACCTCTTCGGCCACGACGAGATATTGGGGCCGGAAAGGCGCCGTCGAAAAAGGCTTGCGCGGTTCTACCGGCCTCCTGATACACCGTAGGGGCGACTTCCGGCTCGGGGGGGCTGAACAGGAGTAGGCCGGATGAAGAAGCCGGCGCGGAACCGCTGCTGTGGGGGCATGGGCAAGAGGTCCAAGACCCGCGCCTCGGCGGCCAAGGTCATGGGTCGCGGGAAGGTCGTCTCGGGCGGCACCGCCTACCCTCCGAAGTCTCGCCGCGGCGCCACCAAGGGGACCCGCCACCTGGGTTCCAAGGGCGGCGGGAACGTCATGGGCTACGGCCCCAGGGGGCGGTGATGCCGAAGCGCACACGAGGCAAGGCTGCCGGCGTGGGCAAGATGGTCCGCGCTGCTGGAGCTGGTGGCAAGAAGAAGGGCCAAGGGCCCCGCTCGCGCATCGCGAAGCTGCGCGCGTCCGGCAACAAGAAGGGCGCGTACAGCGCCATCCGCAAGATGAGGAAACGGTGATGCTGAGTTTCCAAGAGGCACTCATTCTGAGGCAAGGGTGGGCAGCGAACGCCAATCCCATCGCCTCCAACGGGCTCCAGCCGCAGAACCAGGACGTGAGCGTCATCGCGCGCACGACCATCTCGGCCGGCGAAGTCGTCATGTTCGACATGGCGCAGTCCGACGCGGCTGTCGCCAGCGCAACCCTCGCCGCCAGCGATAGCTGTTGGCGGAACGTGATCGCACCCACCGCGGCCGGCATGGCGGCGGGCTACCCGCTGGCTGTGGCTCCCGCAGCCATTACCGACAACGAGGAGGGGACCGTGCGCGTGCAGGGCATCGTCGATGCTCTCCTCGCTGGGACCAACGTGGTGGGCGACAAGCTCTCCGCGACGACCTCGGGCACTCTGGCGCGTGCGCTCTCGTACGTGAACGAGCGCGTCGTCGGCTGGGCTCTCGCCGCTGGTGCGACCTCGCAGTCCGTCTACTTCGACGGCCTCGCTGGTGGCTTCGGTGCGGTGCAGAACCCGCTCCCGACCGGGCTGCAGGTTCCGAACGTGGACATCCTCTGCACCAACCGCACCGGCTCCACGATGGTCGTGGGCGATGTCGTCATGCTGGACATGATCCAGACCGACGCCGGCACGACCAACGCGACCCTCGGTGACGCCGCCTCTTGCTGGGCCAACGTCCTCACGCCTACCACCGCCACGATCGTCGCCGGCTTGCCGCTCTGCGTGGCTCTGGAGACGAACGCGAACGACGTGGTCGGTTCGTACCGCATCGAGGGCATCGTCGATGCCAAGATGGCGGGCACCAACGCCCTCGGTGACGACCTGGTCGGCGTCGATGCGGCGCTGACCCTGGACCAGGCCGTGGCGGCCACCGAGCACGTCTACGCCGTCGCGCTCGAGGCCGGTACGGGCGTCCTGTCCTGCTGGCTCCGCGGAGTCGGCGGCTTCGGCGGCGCTGCCTGAGCCATGCTGGATCTTCGTCCTGCTAGCTGGTTCGAGGAGATGCAGGTCGCGGAGGACTACCGCGACCAGTTCCTCGATGGTTGGGAGGACATGATCCAGCGGTTCCACGGTCCGGGACACCGGGCCGGGCGTGCGGACTCGGAGACACACGATCCAGAGAACCACGCTTTCGAGTGGACCAGTCTCATGGTCCCTCAAATGACTGCGTCGAATCCCCGCTCGCGCGTCCGCACCGCGCGGGCGGGACCTGCCCGAAAGGGCGCCGTCGCCCAGCAGTACGCCCTGAACCGCTGGATCCGGCTGGTCGACATGATGCGTACGAACGAGAAGCTGGCGACCGACTTCGGCTTCAAGTACGCGATCGGAGCTGTCTTCCCGCGCCCCATGCCGGGGATGCTGGAGACCGGCGATCCCCCCCACTGGCCCTCCTTCAAGCGTATCTCCCCCCGTCGCTACCTTCAGGATCCCCTCGCGGTCGACTTTGAAGACCAGCGCTGGAGGGCTCACGTCGTCATCGAGGACAAGGAGGACCTGCTCAAGCGCGCTCGCGCCAAGCCGCGGGAGGGGTGGAACGTCAAGGAGATCGAGAACCTCCCCGCCGGTATCGGGGTGCGCGAGGCGCGCGGGCAGGACGAGAACCCCGATGGCGTGACCGACACCCTGGACCGCGGCGAGATCGCCTACGTCGTCTTCTGGGTGCCCGAGTACTTCCCCGAGAAGAACAAGAACCCGAACAACGGCTACAACGGCGCGCTCCTCACCCTGGGGATCGGCTCGGCCTACAGCACCGCGACCAAGGACCAGGCGGTGTGGCTGCGCAAGCCGATCCCGTACTTCGGTCCCCGCTGGGGTCCCTACCAGTACGACGGCGCGTACATCGTCCCCGACGACGCGACACCCCTCTCCCCGATCGCCGCGACGACCGCCCAGGCCGACCACCTGAACGCGATCGCCCGCGCGATCCAGCGCGCCATCGAGGACTACAAGCGCCTGGCGCTGGTCTCCAACGGGGACCCCGACCTGGAGACCATCGTCTCCGAGGGCCAACACGGCTTCGTCTACACGACCAACGTGGACGACCTCTCCCGGAACGTCGTGCAGCTCGAGCTCGGCGGGCTGACGCAGCAGTTCCTCGCTGCGGAGGAACGTGCGCGCCAGAGCCTCGACCGCAACACCGGGCTTCCCGACTCCATGCGGGGGAACGTGGAGGGGGGGGCTACCGCGACCGAGGTCAACGCGGCCATGGCGGGTGGGGGCATTCGTGTCTCCCACCACATGAACAAGTTTCGCAAGCTCCTGGCCCGCAGCCTCACCACGGTCGCCTGGTATCTGGAGTACGACAACAACATCCCCCCCTTCGTCCTGGGCCCCGAGGCTGTGGCCGCCTGGCAGAGCGAGTTCGGTGAGGTCACGGAGGAGGTCTGGATGGCCCCCGGCCTCAACAAGAAGGGCGGGCAGACCTTCGACGACTTCGACGACCTGGACTTCGAGATCGAGCTCTACTCGATGGAGCGCACCAGCGAGCAGCAGCAGATGGCGCTCGCTCAGGAGCTCGACTTCCTGGTGCTCCAGCTCGGGCCGATGATGAGCGACCCTCGGATGCTGCATGTCCGCTTCGAGGACTACCTGGCCCTGCGCGGCGAGCTGCGCGGGATCACCACCTACGGCCAACTCTTCGACATCGAGCTCGCGCGCAAGATCGCCAAGAAGATGCTGCAGATGGGCAACGTCCAGCCGAGCGGCACTTCCACGATCCCCCAGCCCAGGCTGGCGTCCGACGTGACTGGCTCGCGCCGCACCAACTCGGGGATCGCTGGCCTGAACCACGCGGAGCCGAAGCGCACGCTTCCCTCCCGTGAGCTCGCGCGTACCAACGGCTCCGCCCAGGAGGCCTCGTCGTGAGGTACGTCCTCGAAGACATCGACACCGGTGAGCGGTTCGAGATCGAGCTGCCGGTCGACCAGGCCCCCGAGGGGGTGGTCGAGATCGAGGGCCGCAAGCTGCGCCAGGTCCTAGCCATGCCCCAGGTCAGTGTGCCCCGCTACGACAACGGCGGCGAGACCTACGCGGATGGATCACCGATGGGCGACCGCGGCCTCGGCCGTGGGTGGCCTTTCGCAGAGCACTACGACAAGAAGAATCGCCCGCTCTTTGCCAACAAGGCCGAGCGCGCCGAGGCGCACGCCCGCGCCCAAGCGGCGGGAGACCTCCTCACCTCCGCGGATCTCTCACAACCCGGCAACCCCGAAGACGGACGCATGTTCCTCGACCGATGACCACCACCCAAGAACGCGGGCAGGGCTTCGCCAGCCCCGCCGACATGAGCAGCGATAACCGGTTGCAGGCGGACCGCGCCGTCTTCGATCGCATCAGAGCCAAGCACAGGGACGCGCCGCCGCGCGACGACTCGATCGCAAGCGACATCCGAAACCTTGCCTCTCAAGGAGCCGAAAGCGCCGAGGCGCGTCCCGAACCCGAACAAGCCGAGGAGCCCCAGCAGTCGCAGGCTCCGGCTCAAACCCCGGGCGAAACGAAGGAGCCCAGCCCCGAGCGGCAAGCCGCCGAGCAGTTCCTTCGGTTGAAGACCGGGTCGCCACAATCCGTGTTCGACTCGATGACCGAGGACGCCGTCCTGGCATGGGCGGAGGAGCGTCGGGGTCGAGAGGCCACGGTGGATGTGGCGTTTGCGAGTGCCGCCGAAACCAAGCGCGAGCTCGAACGTCTTAGGACCCTGATCGACGAGAAGGTCGCGGAGCCCAAGGGGCCCACCGCGGACGAGCTCGCCGCCGAGGCCACCAAGGCGCTGAAGGACGAACTCTCGCTCACGGATGAGGGGCTCGCTGCCCTGGACAAAATCGTTGAAGCCCGTCTCGCGCCGCTCCAGGCCGAACTCAAGCAGCGCGATGACCGCGCCCAGCAAGAGCAGGCCCAGCGCACGAAGCGCGCCATTGATGAAGCCCGGGGGGGGCTCGCCAAGCGGTTTGGCGGGCTCGCGGACGACACCACGTTCCTCAAGGTCTTCGACGACATGCAGAGGCTCGAAGACAGCCCTCGCTTCGGCGGTTCCGGCCGCCCGGTGGAGGACTGGATTCCCGAGCTGATGACCGCCGCCGCGCGGATGCACGGACTCGAGGAGCAGCAGAACGAGGTCGAGGCCGCACGTCAAGCAGCCGAGGAAGATCGCCGCGACCGCGCTGCCGGCACAGTGCAAACCGGGGGGCAGGGGAACACCCAACGACGCGCCAAGACCAAGATGGAGCTTGACCGCGCCGTGTACGACGCCATCCGGAAGAAGCACCGCCAGGACAAGTGGGCCGTGGGGTGACCCCCTAGCTGCGACCAGCAGCAACCCATTCGTAAGGAGGCCCCCTAGTGGCGGGCAACCCCCTGTCGGAGTTCAACGACTTCCAAGAGGGCACAGGACCGAACTACATCACCGGTCCGAAGTCCCTCGTCAACGAGTCGCTCCGAAACACCAATCACTTTGGAGTCATGCTCCAGGGTGAGCACAACGGCGTGAAGATCATCCAAGGCGGCGCGGACATCCGTGAGTCGATCGTCTTCCAGCACAACCAGACTGGTGAGACGTATCAACCGGGACAGTCGCACGACTGGAAGAACCCCCAGCGCTTGCAGAAGATCGTCGCGAACTGGCGCTACACGATGGTCCATATGTCGTGGACCGAGCAGGAGATCCTGCTCAACGACAAAGTCCAGTACGGCGACGAAGACACGCGGTTCCAGCAGTTCGTGGACATCCGCAACGAGAAAGAGATGCTGATGTGGAGCGCCAAGTGGGAGCTCCTCGAAGATCTCCTCTGGGCGGAACCCGACAAGGACAAGATGGAGGGCGAGGGCGAGGGTTACACCGAGCCGTACTCGATCCCCGTCTTCATCAACGAGGACACCACCGGGCTCTTTGCCCGACAAGCGAGCGGCACCTGGACCGTCATCGAGGGCATCAACCCTTCGGCCAGCTACGCCAACTCGCGCTTCACCCCGCAGCAGCTCACTTACTCGAGCAAGGTGCAGGGCGCGGACGACAACATTCTGGGCATCTTCGACGAGATGATCGAGGACGTGAGGTTCCAGATCCCTCCGATGCACCAGCAGTACTTCGAGGATCCTCAGCTCAACAAGCAGATGATCCTGACGACCAAGGTGGGCAAGAAGGCGTGCCGCGTCCTGCTGCGCGCTGGGCAGTCCCACTACGTCGTCGGCGGACAGGATGCTTCCTACCCGAGCCCCGCGTACGAGAAGATCCCGATCACTCGGGTCTCGACGCTGGAGACGGCGGAACTCTACGACGACGGCGGAGGCACTCGGGACAACACGACCGAGTCCGCTGCCGACCTCAAGGGGCCCCGCTTCTATTGGGTGAACGGTAATTACCTGTTCCCCGTGCTGCACCGCGACAAGTACTTCACGAAGGGCGAGGTCACCAAGCACCACAACATCCCCGACACTTGGGTGTGTCCCGTGGCGACCTGGTACAACCTCGTCTGCACGTCGCGTCGTCGGCAGGGCATCGTTTCTCCGTCCGTGGACCTGTACTACGCCTGATTAGGAGGTCAACATGGCATGGCTGTTTCATCCGACTGACGGGCCTGGTAACGGACTGTTCCCGGTCACTCATCGCTGTAATGCGACCAACCGCACGGGCGATACGCTGCTCGTGGGCGAGGTCGTCATTTTCGACACCCTGCTCGGCACCGATGTCGATGACTTGACGCCGGGCTCTACCGATTCGACATCCGGCGACGACACTTCACAGTGGAACAACGTCGTCGCTCCGACGCAGGATTCCTCGACAGGCATCGACGCCTACACCATCTTCGGGTTCAACGGAGGTCGGTTGGGCACTGGCGGTATTCCCGCCGACAACGCCCTCGCCGACATCATCTACTTTGGATTCGGCGAGGGGCTGGTGCAGGACGATACCGACAGCGTCGCGATCGGCGACTTCCTCGGTGTGGAGACGGACGGTTCCTTCCGTGCCGACCACGCCGCGGCGGATCTCCTGATCGCACAATGCCGCGAGGCCTTGACGACGCCGACTGCGGCTACGTTGGCCAAGGTCTTCCTCGCCGGCACGTTCCTGGGCATGTGGTACAACACCGCCGCGACCTAGGAGCTCCGACCTGACAACGAACGAGGGGCCCCTTCGGGGGCTCCTCCCCCCCACTCCCTCGCGAGGAAAGCCATGGTCACGACCAGAAAGATCCCGGCCCAGAAGGCCATCGACCACTTCCTCCACGGGACGGGCCTGAAGGAGACCTCGCTCGACCCGCTCGACATCCTGAACACCGCCGGTGTGCACTTCTTCAACGCGCGGGCCTGGCGCTTCCTGAAGGGCGGTGAGGCCTTCCTGGACGCGCGGGGCAACATCTCGATCACTGACGGCACCTGGACCGAGGCCACCAAGACCCTCACCTCGACCGGGGCCTTCGAGGACTACACCTTCATCGACGAGGACTACCTGAACGTCACCGGCGGGACGGGCGTGATCCAGAAGCGGATCGAGATCGCCAGCCGGACCGACGACGACAACATCGTCCTTGTCGAATCGCTCTCCTCGGCCGCCGGCGACCTGGCCACCGGGGACATCGCCTGCGAGCTGTTCCTGCCCAAGATCGAGCTGCCCGACGACTACGCGCACTACAAGGGGCTCGCCGGCTCGACGACCATCGTCAACTCGGTGCGCCTGGTCGACCACCAGGTCGTCAACGAGCTGCGCGGCGAGTGGGACCGCAAGGACAACAGCGGGGCGTACCACGCGGCTCTCATCTACGTGGGCACCCCGCCGCGGCCGGTGCTCGACGTGCACCCCTACTTCAGCTCCAACACCTACGATGTCTTCCGGCTGGACTACCTGCGCACCTGGGTCGCGATCACCAAGGCCAACGAGACCCTTCCCATCCCGGCCTACTGCAACGGGGCCTTCTTCCAGCTCTGCCGGCACTTCGCGCGGGGCTGGGAAGACGAGGAGGTCGAGGAGCTCGAGACGCGCTTGGAGCGCTGGGAGCTCGGCCCCGTGTTCAAGTCCGCCGCTCGCCAAGACGGGCGCACACAACAGAGCTGGGGCCGCATGGGAGGCGGGGCCGTCAGGAGAACCCCCCGCAACGTCTGGCCGAACGCTCTCTCCTCTGAGGTAGCGGGGCCGTCCTGATGGCACGCGCGAAGGTGCTCGACATCCCGCCGCCCATCCAGGGCGTGTCGGACGACTTCGCCTTCATGGACCAGCCGCCGCTGACCTGCCGCAAGGCCTTCAACGCCCGCGGGCTCGACCCCAAGACCGGGCGCCGGCGGGTCGCGCAGCGCTCGGCGCTCGCGAAGTACGTCGTGCCAGACGCCACGATGAACGGGGCGAACAAGGTCGGGGACCTGGGGCAGATCACGAAAGACGAGGACCTGCTCGTCTACGCGGACGACGACACTTCGTCGAGCTCGGGGCCGTCCAACGTCTTCGCGAAAACGCTCCCGGGACCCACCGCTGGCGGGGCCGGCTCCGAACAGGAGGCCGACTGCGTCGACATGCGCATGGACGACTTTGGGGACCTCTATGTCGCGCAACGGGTCTCGGGAGTCTTCAAGTACAACCAGGACGGTGAGCTCCTGGCTGAGATCCTGCTGCCCGACTCGGACACCGGGGGGCGGGTCGAGATCATCTGTATCGACCTGGACGAGTTCGGCAACTGCCTGGTCGGAACCGGGGGCGGCACGGCTGCGGTCGCGGACTGCCGGCTCTACTTCTTCGAGAACCAGACGGACGGAACCTACCGCCTGGCATGGACGCTCGACAGCGGGCACGCCTTCTACGACTGCGCGTTCTACCAGGGCACGATTTACACGCTCGAAGCCGAGGATGTGCCGGGGAGCATGGCCACCAAGACGGCCTACTTCAAGGTCTACCCCGACTACACCCTGATCGAAGCGCCCACCGAGAACACCGACAAGCAAGTCGACCTCACCACCGCAACAGGCCAGGTCAACACCTTCGGCACGCGCATGGCGGTGAGGGACGACGGGGTGGTCTACGTCACCGGCTGCGACACCAACACCACCGCCAGCGGTGGCGGCTCGATTATCACCTGGGTCGGGAAGATCAACCCGAATGGGGACGACCCGACCGACTTCGTCGGCGGCACCTGGGTCGCTGATTGCGTGACGGACGACAAGGGCGGGCTGGGCTACGGCGTTGCCATGGGGCCCAAGAACTCGCTCGGGCAGTACACGATTTACACCTACGGTCCTTACGGGCGGGCCGCCACCAACCAGAAAGAGGTCCGGCGCATCGTCGACACCGGAACGGCTCCCAGCTTTGCTGGCACAAACGCATGGGAGCAGGATCTCACGCTCCCAAGCGCCAACCCTCAGACCAAGAAGTTCATCCGGATGGCCACCGATGTCGACGGGCACCTCTACATCTGCCCGCCGACCACTTCCGGTAACGATGTCGAGGTCCTCAAGGCCTTGGACGGGACCGTGCTCAACAGCTTCACCGAGACTCTCGCGGACGCGCTCGCGGGCGGGACCTCCGTCGCGGTGACGCAGGACGCGAAGCCGAAGGGTTCGAGCTCGGAGGAGGTCGAGTTCGTCTACTACGGCACGCGGGAGGCCCAAGGAGACAAGGAGGCCTTCTTCAAGCAGCGGATGCTGAAGGTCACCCAGGGCTCGGGCTCGATGCGTTCGCTGGTGGTCCTGGGCGTGAGCGGGGGCGACATCGTCAAGGTGTCGGACACCGGGTTCTCGGACCCGGTCGGCGCAACCGGAGTCGGCGCGCTGGATAGCGGCGCGCCCTACGTCCAGTCCACCAACCTGGGTCTCTACCGCTACTTCACGGACGGGAAGCAGTACAAGAAGTACTCGGTCGACGACGACGCGGTCGAGGACTGGCTCTCGGAGACCTCGGGGCAGATCCCTCCTCGCTGCCGGCTGATCGAGACCTGGCGCGGGCGCCTGGTGCTCGGTCGCGACCCGGAAGACCCGCAGCTCTGGCACATGAGCGCGGTGGGGCTCGCGAACGATTGGGACAACTTCCCCGCGGTGGCTTCCCTCACCCAGGCGATCTCGGGCATCAACGCCAAGGCCGGGCGCGTGCCGGACATCGTCAACACGATCATCCCCTGGGACGACGACCTCTGCCTGTTCGGCGGGGACAAGTCCATCTGGAGGCTCACAGGCGATCCCCTGGCGGGCGGGCAGTTCGACCAGGTCTCCCTGGAAACCGGGATCGCGTTCGGCCGATGTTGGACGCTCGACCCGATCGGGGGTCGCCTGTTCTTCTTCGGGTCCCGGGGCGGGGTCTACATGATGGAGCGCAACTCGCTCCCCGTGCGGATCTCGAGGGACCGCATCGAGCGCCGGCTGCAGGACGTGGACCTCGACACGACCTACATCCGCATGGTGTGGAACTACCGGGACGAGGGCCTGCACGTCTTCCAGCTCCCCTTTGGGGCGGGCGGGACGCAGCTCGAACACTGGTTCTGGGACGCGAAACAGGACGGGTGGTGGCCCGACAAGTACGGGACGACGAGCGCGACCGAGGTGCAGCCGACCGCGGTGCTGCTGATGGACGGGGACGCGCAGGCGGACCGGCGCATCCTCTTGGGAGGTGAGGACGGGCGGGTGCGCGTCTGGGACGAGGACCAGGTCGCGGACGAGGGCGCGTCGGAGGACCTGGCGGTGAACTTCGAGGTGGTCTACGGCCCCTTGATGCCCGGCAACCGGGAGCGGGAGTACTCCTTCTCCAAGCTCACGGCGGTCCTGGCTTCGGACCAGAGCGGTGCGGGCTACCGGGTCTACGCGAGCGACTTCGCGGACAAGCTCGGCTTGCCCGTGGCCCGCGGCAGCTTCCAGCCCGGCCGCAACAACGGCGAGGCCGCGCGCTGGCGCGGGCCCAACGCCTTCATCTCGATCTCGAACACCCGGTCCGGACAACGGTGCGCGATCGAGGATCTCCAGGTCACCGTCTCCGAGCGCGGCCGAGTCCGCAGGCGGGGCTGATGAGCCAGACCTCAAGGCAAGACCGACTCAACCGGCTGCGCCAGGGCGGCATCGCCGGCTCGATGAGCCGGTCGCAGTCGGGGTCGGAGAACGCCCGAGCTCGTCGCGGGGCGCAGAGGGAAGCCGAGTTCGTCCAGCGCTTCGATCCCGCCATCTTCAAGCTCGACTCCGAGGGCCGGGTGACACTCAAGATCGCCACCAAGCCTCGCCTGATGGTCGTGGCGCCCTCCTTCGAGCAGGCGACCAACGCGACCGCGATCGCGATTCCGTCCTCTCCCTATTGGGGCTACGCCTTCGCCAACGCCGGGAGCTACAACGACACCTACGCGATCATGGCCTGGTGGCCGGTTCCCGACGACTGCGACAAGACGCGCAAGATCACCCTGGAGTTCAGCCACTTCGTCGATGCCGCGCCCGCAGGGGACCGGGAGTACCAGTTCGCGTACTCGGCCACGGCCTACACCGGCGGAACGGACTGGAACCCCGCGGCTGTCGCATCAGGCTCGGTCACCGCGTCCATCACGGCCGCCGGCACCTCTGCCTGGGAGGAAGTGGGCCGCGTCGAGTGGGACATCATCCCGGCGGACGCCTTCCCCCAAGATGTCGAGGCGATTGCCTTCACGATCGAGCGGGAAGACCCCGGGGCGGCGGACCTCGGCAACGACATCTATGCCTCACAGCCGCACCTGACGTACGGTTTGCGCTACCACCACACACACGAGTAGAACCATGGGACTTCTTAGTGCAGGCCTCTCACTGGCCGGCGGGATGATGGGCGGAGGCTCTGCGGCCCGCCAGGAAAAGCGGTTTATGAAGGCCGCGATGTCGGGGCAGAGACATGCCATCCGCGCAATGTTGAAGCTCCAGGGGCTCGGCATGGAGCAATCCGGCGAGTTCTTCGAGAAGGCCCTCGGACAATTGCAAGCCGTTGGGCCTCACATGCGCCAAGAGCTACTGGCGCAGGAGAAGCAGGGGCTCGACAAGGAGAAGGCTTCCGCGCTCGGTACGGGCCTCACTGGCACCACCGCTATGAGCGGTGCGCTGCGCGGGGCTCGAGCGAGCACGCAGCGCGCGCTTGGCGGATTGCAAGAAAGCCTCGCAGGAGCGCAGGCTGCCCTGTACCAGGGCCGCGGAGCTCAGGTGTACCAGGAGTACATCGACCGCGCGAACATCCGGCAGCGCACCAAGTACGACCCCTTCCTGCAGAACTTCCAGATGGGACAGATGGGCGCCGCTGGCGCGAAGGCCGGCGCGGGTTTCGGGGGAATGCTCGGGGACATCTTCAGCATGGGCATCGAGGGCTGGAAAACCGGAGATTGGGACTGGTAAGGAACAGCCATGGCGACGATCTACGACCATCGACCGAGAACAGCCGGCGCTGGCCCCGGGATGCCCGGCTGGATAGGCGCCGGGCTCGGGGCCGCTGAGGCTCGCGAGCAGACCCAGATCTCCGAGAAGCACGAGGCGATTCTCGCGGAGGCGCGGGCCAAGGAAGAGGCTTACCAGCACGAGTCCCAGCTCATGCAGCTTCGCCTGGAGGAAGCCAAACGCCTCTCGGGCCAGAAGCAAGCTCAGGAGGCCGCCGCGCGCGAAGGGCTCACCGCGGACATCATGGATCCGCAGGGCCGATGGCACGAGATGGTCAAGGAGCGGCTGGGGCCCGAGCAGAAGGCCGCCCTGGAGCGATGGTCTGCCGATCCGAACCTCCCTGCAGGCTTCATCGAGGCCAAGCTCGACGAGTGGGGCGACCAGTTCCAGCTCAAGGATCTGCTCGACCAGGTCGACGAGCTCGAGCGCCGGGCGGAGTTGATCTCTGGCGGCGCCGGCGGCGAGGGAGCCAACCCGCTCTCGGACACCATCGAGGAGCTAATCGAGACTGCGAAGGCGGACCCCACGGACGAGAACATCCGCAAGGCCACCCTGGAGCTCCGCGAGATCGAGCGCCGCCAGCTCATCGATGCGCGGGCGCACAAGCGGTGGGAGCGCGCCCAGGTCGAGCAGGACGAGATCCTGGCTGACCCGGAGGCGAGGCTTCCCGACGCAGAGGAACCCAACTACGACGAGTTCATCGACCTGTTGACCGACATCGACTCGGCGGTCAAGACGATCCGCCACCCCGCCACCAAGGAGATCGTGCCCAAGGACTACGACAGCCTGATCCAGCAGCTCAGGTACTACGCCTACCCCAAGCTCCAGGAGGGCGCCGCCCAGGTCATCAACCGCAAGCGCGAGCAGCAGGACGAAATGATGCGCGAGAATCCGGAGGTGTACCGGCAGCTCTCGCATCAGTACGGTGGCGCGGTGCCGATGGGGGCGTACGTGGCGGCGGTGCGGGACCGCGAGTTCCAGGCTGGGATGATGGAGGATCTCCAGGCCCAGCGCGGGCAGTACGATCCCAGCCAGATGACGGGGGACCCGGGCTTCAGCCCCGGGGACTCGGACTACGAGCGCTACCAGCAGTCCCGAGCGCAGGAAGCCCGCGGCGGCCAGGGCTACTACCAGGGTCGCACGGGCTCCCCCGTGGACCCGCTCGCGCCCCCCGAGGAGCAGGCGCGTCAGAAGCTACGGGGTGAGCTTGAGGCCCTGAAGAAGATGGCTCCCCACGTCAGGCGCAGGAAGGCCGGCGCGGTCTTGAAGTGGGCGCGAGAGAACACCGAGGGCATGACTGACGCAGAGTTCATAGAGGCGGTGGAGAAGAAAGCCGCGGAGGAGGGCCTGCCGGCGAACTTCGACGTGATCGAGAGCCTTCTCGCGGAGCCCGAGCCCCCGAAGGGAAAGCCGGGGCCTCATGGCGTCATGGGCGGGCGGCGCCTCATACACCCCGGCAAGCTGTGAAGTGACTCGCGATCCTCAGGACCCCCAGCAGTCGATTCGTGAGCGATTTCTCGCGCACACCGAGGTTGTCGACGATCCCACAGAATTGGACCCCGGGCCGGAGGAGGGGCGCTTCCGGGAGCGCTTCCTGCGCCGGCATGAGACGGTCGGGTTCGTAGAGGCCGCCACCACCACCGCCGCGGGCCGGCCCAAGCGGGCCTGGGACTGGATCCCGGTGGTCGCTACCGGCCGGGAGGGCGCGCGCTGGGTGGATTTGTACGGCGCGGCGGAAGCCTACGAGGGGGGTACGCAGAGCGCGGACCAGCGGCGGATGCTCGAGGACTTCGTCGACTGGCACGCCCGCGAGCGGGGCTTCTTGGGCGGGGTGGGGGAGATCGCGGGCGACCTTCCGGTCTTCGCCGTCGAGTTCGGGGCCGGCCTCGGTTTCGCCAAGATCCTCGGGTCCAAGGTCATGGCCACCGTGGCGGGCCAGCGGCTCCAGAGGGTTCTGACCAAGATCGCCTCGACGCGGGTCGCTGGGGCTCTCCAGGGGAGCGCCACCGCCCGCACGGTCGGGAAGCTGGCCTCGAAGGGGGCGGCCGGGACAGCGATCCTAGCCGTGAGCGAGCTCCCGAGGGCCCCTTGGGGCCGGGTCATGGCCAACGCCCGCCGGCTGCAGTTCCAGCGCCGGTTCGGACTCACCAACGACGAGGCCGGCCAGCTCGTCGTCGAGACGCTCGCGGACCCCCAGAGCCTGATCGACGTGCTGCCCACCGCCCTGCTCGACGAGCTGATCGAGTACGGCAGCGAGATGACCGGGCCCGCGATCCCCTTCGTGGCCAAGATCGACGCCCTGCACGACGACATCCTGGCCTTCTTCTTCAGCAAGCGCGGGATCGAGGAGGGCAGGAAGTTCCTGGCGAAGTACGGGATCGGGGGGGTGTGGAGCGAGATCGGGGAGGAGTACATCGGCGCCGGCGTTCGAGAGACGATCGGGCAGCTCGGAGGCCCGCCCGAGTTCAAAGGCCAACTCCCCGAGACCTTCGGTAAGACCCTCGAAATGTACGTTGCCTTTGGTCTGCGCGGCGGGGTGGGGGCCGCGAAGGGGGCCTTTGGGGAGGGGGTCCGGGCCGCGGGGGAGCGCGCCATGGAGAAGCGGATGCGCCATGCGCTCACGGAGCACCACCGCGCCGAGTTCGATGAGGCGGGCGTCGAGTACACCGACGAGCAGCTAGAGCAGCAGGTCGAGGAGGACATGAAGGCTCTGCGCGAGGCCAGGGCGCCAGAGACGCTGGAGGAGCGCGAGGACATCACCGAGGAGGAGCTGGAGGCCCTGGAGGCGATGGAGCCCGAGGAGGCCGAGGAGATCCTGCGGGAGAAGGGCTACCGGCCGGTGGAGGAGGAAGAGGCCCCCACGGAGGAGGTATCCCCCGAGGAGGCCGAACCGGAAGCAGAACCCGAGGAGATTGCCCCAGAAGAGGAAGTCGCCCCGCCGGCCGAGCCGGTCGTGGAACCCGAAGAACAGGAGCCCCTGGAGCCTAGGCCACCCGAAACTCCCCCCGAGGCAGGTCGCGGCCGTGCGGAGGCCGAGGGGGCTCCTACTTCCGAGGTTGAGGCGCGCGAAGGGCGCTGGGAGCAGGCCATCCGAGACGTGGCGGAGGTGCTCACGGCCAGGGAGGAGCTGGCCGAGACGCCGGACTCCTCCCTGGAGGAGAAGCGGGAGGACTTCCTCTCCGGGCTGGTGACCGACCTGCGGACGGCGATCCACGACTCTGGGCTCATGGAGGCCGACGCAGAGCCCAACCTGGAGGAGATCCGGAAGGTCGCCGCCGGGGTCATCAAGGAGACGCGGGAGGGCCTCCAGGAGGAGGCCCCCGCAGAGGCGGAGGAGCCTGCGGCTGAGGAGGAGGCCCCCACGACCCCGGAGGCGCAAGAGCCCGAGCACGGCACGGCGCCATGGCCGGAAAGCATCTTGGCCGATGCGGACGAGGAGGAGAGAGAGCGGGTCAACGCTCCTGATCGCTGGGTTGTTGAGCCCGGGAAGCCGGCGCGTCTGGTCGCGTGGCGTGGTTCTGGGCGTGAGGAACGCGGCGAAATCTATGCCCCTGGGACCGAGGGGCCCACTCTCGGCCCTGGACGCTATGGCGCGGCAACGGAGACCCGAGCGAGTGCGTATGGTCCGCAGGTCGAGCGGTATGAGGCGGAGATCGAGAAGGCGGCACTCATCGAGTCCGACGACGACCTGGTCGAGCTCCATCCGGACCATGCGCCGGTGCCCTACGACAATGCCGAGCGCATCCCGTACCTGCGCGCTGTGCGCGAGAACCTGGAGTCTCAGGGCTACACGGGCGTCGTGGTGAATGTCCCCCTCCGCGGGGATTTCTGGCCAGACGACGCCGAGGCGCGTCCTGCGAAGAGACTCCGCGAGATCTTCGGTGAGTCCCAGGTGATCGAATTCGGGCCGGCGAAGGTGGAGGCGCAAGCGATCGGCGCCCCGGAAGCCCCCGGCCAGATGCCCGAGGACGCGACCGACGAGATGGTCGCCTACGGGGACGAGTCCGCCCTGGGCGAGGAGCTCTACCTCGAGCTCCCCAACGGGAAGGCCCTGCCGGCGGTCTACACGCTCACCGACGCGACCTACCTCACCCCCACCCACGACCCCAACCAGGGCTTCAAGAAGAACCCCCAGGGGGACCTGAACGAGCGACCCTACGAGGACCCCACCGAGGGGAAGGCCAGCCGGGAGACGGTCCACAAGATCGCCAGCGACCTCAAGCCGGCGCTGCTGGTCACCGACACTCCCACGGCGGTCGACGGCCCCCCCATCGTCACCCGCTGGGGGGTGGTCCTGGGGGGCAACGCCCGCGCGATGGCGCTCCAGCTCGCCCACGCGGAGGGCGGCAAGGCCTCCAAGGCGTACACCGCGGCGCTCAAGAAGGCCGCCAGGCGGTTCGGGCTCTCCCCGGAGGACGTGGACGAGTTCGAGCAGCCGGTCCTGGTGCGCGAGCTCGCCGCCGGGCAGGAGGGGAAGCCCGGGGAGCTGTCTCGGATCCTGAACCAGGCCCTCACGACCCCCAAGACCGCCATCGCGGAGGCTGTGTCCCGGGGGCGGGAGATCGGGCCGGCGGACGCCCAGCGCATCGCGAAGATCGTGGGGGAGGAGACCCTCGGGAAGGTCCTCAGCCAGCCCGGCAAGGCTACTGACTTGCTGAACGCACTGATCCGGTCTGGGGCCTTCGTCGAGAAGGACCTGGACGAGCTGACGGACTCCTCTGGGAAGCTGACCAAGGCGGGCCGGGCCACCGTGGAGGAGACCCTCCTGGGGGCTGTGGTGGCCGACGTGCGCGCCCTGGCGTCCCTGGCCCCCGGGCACCGCAACAAGCTGATCGCGGCCTTGCCGTCGCTGGTGCGCCTGCGCATCGCCTGGCCGGCGTTCACCGAGCACCTGGTCGAGACGGCGGACGCCCTGGCGTCGCTGCGGGCCTCGAAGCAGCGGATAGCCGACGCGCTGGTCCAGAGCGACATCGAGGCGGAGAGCTGGAAGCTCAACGAGGTGGCGGTCATGCTCGCCGGGGCCCTGCAGGAGCTCGGGCCCCGGCAGTTCGCCAGCAGGGCCCAGGACGCCGTCGAGGCGGTCCAGGAGGCCGCGAGCGGTCAGGCCGGGCTCTGGGAGGGTGCGGTCCCTGCGGAGCCCTGGGAGGCTCTCAGAGCGGCATTCGGCCAGTGGGAGACGGACCTCCCCTCGGACTCGACCATCCTCTCGGCGCCGTCGAGCTCGAGGGAGCACATGCGAGGCGTCCGAGCGGCCAGGGCCCCCTCCCCCAGCGGGGTGCACGCGAGGCCCCACGGGACCGGGACGGTCACCCCGGCGCCGCCGGCGCGCAAGAAGGGCCGCAAGACCGAGCCGGTGGTCACCAAGGGGGACGTGGCCCTGGACCCCAAGGACATGCGCGTCGAGCGCACTCACGCGGTCCTGCGCCGCTTCGGGATCATCGGCCGGGACGACCCCATCGCGATCACCGAGTCGATGACGGAGGCCCGCCTGGCGGCCGAGGGGCTGGGGGAGGTCGATCTCCAGACCCGGGACAACATCTACCAGATCATCAACGACCTGGCCCGCCGCTTCGGGCTCGGCCTGCCTGGGACGGGCAAGTCCCGGCGCCTGAGACAGGCCGCCACCGGCTTCTACCGAACGGACAGCGAGGGGATCCGGCTGCGGAAGTCCTCCTACCTGGTGACCTTCTTCCATGAGCTCGGCCACCACGTCCACAAGGTCATGTTTCCCCGGCGCGGCAAGCGCAAGGACCCGGTCACCGGAAAGATGACCGTGCCGGCCAAGCCGGGCCAGCTCTCCAGCCGGGACTTCCCGGTCCAGTGGCGCGAGGAGCTCGTCGCGCTCGGCAAGGACCTCTACGGCGAGAAGAAGCCCAAGTCGGGCTACGCCGTGGAGGGCTGGGCTCAAGTGATGCAATTCCTCATCACTGACCCGGCCCACTTGCAGAACCGGGCGCCGGCGCTTTACGCCGAGGTGATCCGCGAGCTCCAGCACCACCACCCCGAGGTGTGGCTCGTCCTGCAGGATGCTCGCCAGCGCTTCCGCGCCTGGCTCCTGGGGTCCGAGGACAACCCCGTCGCCGGGTTCATTCAGCGCGGCAGGCCTCCGCGCGCCACCGGTAAGACCGCCCGCGACCGCTGGACGATGGAGGCCTTCGACCGGCGCGTCCGGGTGCGCACGGCGCTCGAACACATGGGGGTCATGGAGAAGATCCCCTTCCACAAGAACCCGTACTGGACGATGCGCCGTGTCCAGGATCTCCAGTCCGGCGACCTCCTCAAGATGCTGCGGCGCGGCCGGTGGGACGTGACGGACCCGACCCAGGAGCGCACGGGCAAGAGCCTTCAGGAGATCCTGGGGCCCTGCTTCCCCTGTCTGGAGCTCTGGGAGGAGTACGCCGTCGCGAAGCGGGTCCGCGAGAAGCGCGACCAGGGGTTCGACGTGCTCCCGGCCGACCCGGACGCCGACGTGACCGCCCCCGATCGCGTGGACGAGTTCATCGCGCGGGTCGAGCAGAGCCACCCCGAGATCGTCCTCGCGCATGAGGAGTTCCAGGAGTTCAACCGCTGGGTGGTCGAGGAGTACGCGGTGCACCACGACCTCATCACCCCGGAGGTCGCTGCCAGGGTCCTCGCCGCGAACCAGGAGTACATCACCTTCCGATACGCGACCACGGACGACGCGCTGCGCAAGGCCGGCGGGAGCGTGGGCTCCTTCGTCAACCTCGGGTCGGGGATCCGCTGGTTCAAGAACAGCCAGGGCGACCCCCTGCTGCCGCCGCTGCCGGCCTACATCGCCTCCCTGGAGGGGGTCACCGGCCGCGCGCACCACAACGCCGGCGGCGCGCAGTTGTTCTCGCTCGAGGACGACCCCGAGCTGGGGCAGGGGACCGGGCGCTGGTGGCAGCGCATCCCCCGGCCGATGAAGGGAACCCGTGTCGACCCGACGCAGCTCTCGGCCGAGGTGAAGCGCCAGCTCGGGATCCGCGAGGGGCCGGACGGCCACCCGATCGTGCCTGGCGAGCTCGCGGGCATGGACGAGGGCGAGCTCGCGACTCTCGTCGAGATGATCGAGAACTTCGACGAGGCAACCTTCTGGAGCCCGAGCAACGACATCGACGAGGAGCACCAGGTCGTGCGCGTGCTCATCAAGGGCAAGCCGCGCTTCTACCAGGTCAACGCCGAGGGGGGGGACCTCCTGCTCTGGAAGGCGCTCAAGGGCTTCTACAACCCGGTGCAGCTCCAAGGGACGCTGCGGCTGATGACGCTTCCGGCGAGGGTGCTGCGGGGCGGAGCAACGCAGTACAACATCAGCTTCGGCCTGATGAACGTCCTGCGGGATGTCTGGATGGCCCTCACGCTGACGACCACGATGCTGCGCCACCCCACCCAGATCCCCGATCGTTTGCGCGGCATCAAGGAGTCTTTCATCGCCGGCGATTGGGCGGCCCTCTACGAGGGGAGCGGGGCCCCGATGCAAGGCCTGTTCGGCGGCGAGATGTGGAACGAGCGCACCAAGACGCTCGACATCCGCAAGGCCTTCGAGGAGGAGGACATCCTCCACCCCGAGACCCGCAAGGCCTGGAACCAGAGGCGCCCCCTCAAGGCCCTCTGGGAGGGCCGCGTGATTCGCAACGTGCGCCGGGGGAAGGTCGTCAAGGCCGCGGCGGAGGCGAGTCTGCTGCCCCTCGCCGGCCGGCTGAATACCCGGCTGGAGCGCGCGACTCGCATGGGCGAGTTCATCGTCACCTACAAGCAGCTCAGGGAGGCCGGCGTCCCCGTGGCGGAGGCCCGCCGCAGGGCTGGGCACGCCGGGGCCAACGTGACGCTCGACTTCGCCAAGGGTGGCCGCAGCTCGAAGGTCGTCAACGAGTACTGGCCTTTCTTCAACGCGGCGATGCTCGGCATCGACCGGCTCCATGAGTACCTGAAGGAGGCCAACCACAAGGGTCCGGGGCATCTGCTCGCGGCATTCTTCCGGATCAGCGGGTTCATGGTCGTCCCGTCGGTGCTCCAGTTCCTCATGGTCTGGGACGACGAGGACTACTGGAACATCGACCAGCGCCGGCGCGACCGCTACTGGTACATGCCCACCGGCCGCAACGACCACGGCGCGAAGACGTACCTGCGCATCCCGAAGCCCTACGGCCTCGCGGCCTGGTCGATCCTGGCGGAGCGCAGCTTCGCGAGGGCCTTCGGCATCAACCCCCTCACGGGCGAGATCGAAGGAGACCCGGAGGCCTGGGAAGGGATGTGGGGTTCGATCCTGAGCGAGCTCTCTCCGACCTTCTCGATCGCGGGGATCATGCCCGTCTGGGAGGTCATGTCGGGCACGCAGGGCTACGACTTCTATTGGGACAACGAGATCGTGCCGACCCGCGACCGGGACCTTCCGGTCGGGATGCGCGGCGCGGAGCAGAGCTCGCTGTTCGCCCGCGCCATGGGCGAGGCTCTTGGGTACGCGCCGGCGAAGATCGACCACCTGATCTACGGGCTCACCGCCGGCGCCGGCAAGGACATGGTGCGCACGGTCGTCGACCCGATGGTGGGCTGGATCGTCCCCTCGACCAAGGACTACGGCGAGCCCTTCCGCCGAGAGGACCTGCCAATCATCCGGCGGTTCTTCGACGCGGCCGGGCGCGGCCGGACCGAGGCGGTCGAGCGCTTCTACGAGGAGTGGAAGGATGTCGACGAGGCCAAACGCGGGCTGAATCGGCTCAGGCAGATGCACGGGAAGAAGGACCGGCGGGTCGAGGCCTTTGAGGCCCGCCACCGCTACGACCTGGAGCGCTACGGCAAGATGAGTCGCGCCAGGACCAAGTTGTCCAAGCTGTTCAGCGAGCTGCGCCGGACCTACCGTGACGTGGTCGACGTGGACGAGCTCGAGCGCGAGATCGTCCGGATTCAAGGCGAGATCAAGGAGGCGGCTCGCAAGCCGTTCAGCGAATGACGGACGACGTGAAAGTGATCCTCGCCCGCCTCGAAGGGAAATTCGACAAGTACGCCAGCGACTTCGAGCACCACCTCGACGAGAGTGGGGAGTGGAGGGGGCGCGTCTGGGCCAAGCTGAACACGCTGGATCAATCCCTACGCGGCAACGGTGGAGACGGGATCAACGTCCGAATCGACCGCATCGAGCAGCGGGAGAAGGCTCGCTCCCGGTTCAGTTGGATCGCGCTCTCGACCGCGCTCGCCGCGCTGGTCGCGGGGATCAGGAGTTGGCTGACTCGACCTTGATCTCGCGCAGGGGGTGAGTCCCCCCGATCCCGTTCTGCATGTTCTCGATCCAGCGCAGCATCGAGGCGTAGGTGGCCTGGTGCATCTCCAGCTTGAGCTGGCGCGGCGCGCCCTGCGGGATCCGCTTCAGCACGCCGTCGAGGTAGGCCACCCGTCCAGCCAGGTAGTCCTTGATGTCGTCGACTGTCAGGTCCGGCATCAGTTGCCCATATGCGGGGTGAAGTGCTTGCTCCCGTCCTTGGGCGGATCTCGACGGGTGAAGCCGATCGACTCCTGGAAGCCCTCCTGCTGCTCGTAGCGCCGGGCGGCCACGGGGAAGTAGACCCACTCCGGACCCCAGGCGGTGAAGTGCGCCCCGACCTTCTCGCCCTTGTCGGCGTCGAATTCGAGGCTCGGCTTGTCCCCGTCGATGTGCAGGACGAGGTCTTCCAGGTTCTCGCCCGTCTCCTTCAGGGCGGCGTGCAGCATCTCCATCCAGGAGATCATGTTGATGTCCTCCGGTGTGGGGCCCAGCCCGATCGCCAGGCCCGTGAGCTTGTCGTCCTTCCCCTCGGAGTCCCAATCGCGTGCCTCCGAGGCCTCCTCGCGTAGCGCTTCGTACTCGCCCCCGCGGTCGTCGTGTCCGGGTCGGTTATTCGCCAAGGGGGAGCTCCTCGCCGGGCTCCTCGGCGGCGTCGACCTCCTCCTGGAGCTCCTCGGCGCGGGTCGACTCCGCCGGCGCCACGGTGAAGTGGTCCTCGCGCGTGGTGTTGCCGTCCTTCATCGACATGAACCACTCGCGCAGGTCCGTCAGCTCGCGGGCGTCGATGTCCGCGACCGGGTGCCCGAGCTTGTCCTCGAGCATCGCCTGGGTTACGGCGAAGTCCTTGTCGTAGGCAAGGAGGAGCTTCTTGACGGTGTCCTTGCGGCTCTTCTGCAGGTCCCTTCGGGCGTGCGCCGTCGCGGTCTCCTCGCACTTCTCCTCGGCGTCCTCGATCAGGTCGAAGGGGAGGAGTTGCAGGAGGCAGTTCCGCACGGCGAGCGATGCGCGGCGGTTGACGAGCTCGCGGCGGTCGCGCTCCGTCTCGGGCTTGAGCTCGACCGTGGTGGGCCTCCCGTCCTCCCAGACCTTGCGCTGGATCTTGTTCGGGAAGCGGTCGCTCGCGTACTTCCAGGTGTTCGTCTCCGCGTCGTGGGCCCAGGCTTCGAGCTGGATCCACTCCTCGTTGTCCTCGGTGGGGATGATCGTGAAGCCCGAGCGGATGTTCCCCCAGGCCTGCGCCGCGGCGTGCGCCAGGTGGATCGAGGCGCCGGTGACTTGCTTGCTGCCGCGGGGAAACTTGTAGCGGGCCTTCTCCGCGAACGTGGCTCGCTCGCAGGCGCCCATGAGGCGCTGGAAGGCGGCCATCTCATCCCGCGGGAACTTCTTGGCGACGATGATCGCGCTCTGGATCTCCGTCATGGCGCGGGTCGCCAGGGCGCCCTCGACGCCACCTTCGATTTGCGCGGTGACGGCTTGGCCGAGGTCGAGCTCGTCAGCGAGAGCGGGTTGGGTCTCTTCGGTCATCGTTGGGGTTCTCCTGCGTCGAGTTGATTCCTGGCCCACCGCGGCAGGCCGATTGGGGAGATCCGGGCACCGTACCCGGGCCATTGATCCTTCTCGTAGCACCAGGCCAGCTTCTTGAGGGCGAGCTCGTTCTCCCTGCGGCCCCGCTCGATGTCGCGCCGATCCAGCACGTAGACCCCCACCCCGTAGGGCGGGTACTTCTCGACCACGACGAAGACGAAGTCCGTCACGGTCCCCTCCCCGAGCACGGCGTTGACGCCGTCCAAGTACCACGGCGCCTGTCGGTAGTAGCCGAAGGCGGCCATGGCGCGGGAGAAGGCCTCGGGCCGGGCATCGCGGGAGCTCTTGAGATCGACGAGAAGGTTGCGTGACTCGCCGCTCACGTCGGGCCGACACCGGCAGAGGAGTCCGGTGGTTGGATCGACCCAGACGTAGGAGCTTTCCTTGAGGCCCAGCCCGAGGACATGGCGTGCGGCCGGCGTGCGTTCGATTGCTTGGCGGATGGGGTCGAGCGAGTCGAGCTGGTGCCTGGGGAGCCGGATCTTGCCCTCGTTCTCATCGAGCCAGGGCTGCAGGACTGCGGCCTTCCACTTCGCGGTGTTGACCTTGCCCTCCTTGTAGCGGGCGTTGAAGGTCTTACCCTTGGGCTTCTCGGGGGGCTCCCCGCAGTAGCGGGCCTCGTACTCGTCGGGCTGCAGGACTGCGTAGTGGATGGCCTCGCCCCAGAGCATGTCGGGGGTGGGTTGCTCGGGGAAGTCGAGGGAGGCCTTCAGGTGCGCCGGGGAGCGCAGGATGAGACCGATCTTGGAGGAGTTCAGGGCGTCCCAGGAGTGGTAGACCTCGGAGGGCACGTCCTCGTAGCGGCCGGGGGGCGGCTTGTGCCAGGGGAACTCCTCCTCCTCCTCGGCGTAGTCGCGGATCTCGTAGCCCAGGGCGTCCGTCTCGGCCTCCATAGGGCCCAGAATGCCGCGGATTGCATCCGATTTCCAGCTTGAAGTCCCGGGGATCGCCCCGGTACAGTCGGGCCATGGTCAAGACCAGAAAGCAGCGCGCGGGAAGGGCCATACTCGAGCGCGCGGTCACCTGGGCGGGCTCGAAGCCTGCCCTGGCCGCTGAGTTGAGGGTTTCCGAGACCACGATTCGGGAGTGGATCGTCATGGGGAGGGCGCCGGGGCCGGCGGCGCGGCTCCTGGCGAAGCTCCTGGTCGGGGAGGACGGGTTCAGCGACGACGAGCGCGAGCTGGAGCGGGCTCTGAGGGCCTGACGGGGGGCCCATGACCCCCCGGATGTCTACCCGCTGGCAGGGCGTCCTGGCTAGCTATCCGGAGAGCTCCCGGGTCAACCGGCTCTCCATCGGCGCGGAGGCGCTGTACCTGCGTCTGCTCGTCCTCTCGGACGACTACGGGCGCTATCACGGTGCTGCGCACGAGGTCCTTGGGAGGGCTCTCACGCGGCGCTGGATGGCGGGGGAGGTGCGTCTTGACGATGTCGAGGACTGGCTCTGCCAGCTTGAGACGGTCGGCCTGGCGCGGCGCTACGAGATCGGGGACGAGGCGTTCCTGGAGCTGGTGGACTTCGTCACGGCGACGGATCCGAAGCGCAAGCGGGCCCGGTTCCCGGACCCTGGGGACCAGACGGGGACCAGACGGGGACCAGACGGGGACGAAACTGCCCCCGCAGACAGAAGACAGAAGACCGAAGACCGAAGACCAAAGACAGAACAGGGCCCGGGGACATCCCCAGATGGGGAGATTGTGGAGAACTCTGTGGATAACTTTCCCACAACCGGGACAAGGCCCTTTGACCCTGACCAGAGGGCCGAAGTCGTCCGGCGCCTGGTCGTCGAGGGCTTGGTCCCTGCTGGACTGGCTCTCAACACGGCCCCAGAGGCCATGACGCTGCTCGACCGGGGCAACTGGCTGGGAGGCTTCGACCTGGACCAAGTGACCGCTCGGCTGGCTCAGATCGTCGAGGTGGCCCCAGGGGCCTCGAACCCTGGAGGCTTCCTCCTGCACATGCTCCGCGAGGACTCCGCGGGCAAGACCGGACCCATCACCCTGAAACAGAGGCAAGGACCATGACGGAAGAAACCCAGCCTGTAGAGGCTACGAGCTTCGACGAGGCCGTGACGCAGGCCCTCGAACGCTACTCCCCCACCGACGCTGCGATCGGGCAGCTCGCGGCCGACTACGGCGAGCTCGACGTGGAGGGCATCGACGACAAGAAAGGCCTGGCCCTGGTGCACACCGCGCGGATCGACGTGCGGGACAAGCGCGTGGGGGTCGAGAAGACCAGGAAGGCGCTCAAGAAGGACGCCCTCGAGTTCGGCCGGCGGGTCGACGCGGAGGCGAAGAGGCTCACGGGGCTGCTCACGCCGATCGAGACCCGGCTGCACCGGATCGAGAAGGCGGTCGAGAACGAGAAGCAGCGGATCCGCGAGGAGGAGGAGCGCGCCGAGCGCGCCCGGCAGCAGGCGCGGCTCGACAAGCTGGCGGCGCTGGGAGACTCGACCCCGGCGATCGAGGTGCTGGCGATGGACGAGGAGGCCTTTGGGGTCCGGCTGGCGAACGCCCAGCACGCCTACGACCGGCGGAAGGCCCGGGAGGAGGAGGAGCGCCTGGCGCACGAGAAGGCCGAGGCGGAGCGGAAGGCCAAGGAGGCGGCCGAGCGGAAGGAGCTGGAGGAGGAGCTCGCCCGGGAGCGGGAGGAGCGGCGCAAGGCTGAGGAGGCCGCGGCGCTGGCGAAGGCCCGCGAGCAGCAGGAGCGCGAGGCTGCGGAGGCCCAGCTCGCCAAGGAGCGGGAGGAGCTCCGGGCGGAGCGGGAGCGGGTGGCTGCAGAGAAGCGCCAGGTGGAGATCGCCCAGGCGAAGGAGCGTGCGGCCCAGGAGGAGCGGGAGCGCATCGCGCGCCAGGAGCGTGCGGAGGCGGAGCACAAGCGCGAGCTCGAGCGTCTGGCTCCCCAGCGTGAGAAGATCCAGGTGTTCGTGGAGCGGCTCCGTGCGCTGCCGATCCCGGTGGTGGACGTGGAGGACGAGATCCTCGCGATCGTCGAGTCCGCGGCGAAGGAGATCGAGGAGCTGCTCGGTGGCTGACGCCCACCCCGTCCTCTGCCCGACGTGCCAGAAGCGTGGTCGAGTGATCGACTCGCGTCTGTCGGGGAACACGATCCGTCGCCGGCGGAAGTGCTGCGACGAGAGGTGGACTACCTACGAGATCCTGGCTGGGAAGTTGCCCGGGGTCCGTGCGCCGCTGGATCGGATCGCACTCCTGGAGCAGCAGGTGGAGGCGCTGGAGCACGCGCTGGCTGCGGTGGGGGAGTTTTCGACGACGGTGCTGCGGCGAGTGGTGAAGAAGAGGCCGGTTCGTAAGCCGGTGGAGCCGAACGGTGCGATCGGGAGGCTGTGGGAGCGCGGCAAGGGGGTGAGGGATGACTGACGCGATGCCCATCTGGGTTGTGTACCAAAACACTGACCTCACCGAAGGGCGCGGGTCTCGCGTTCCGATCGGCTGGTACGCCTGTCGGGCCACGGCAAAGCGCAAGGCGAAGGGCCAAGATGTCCAGGGGTGCGACGCCGAAGTCCGCGAGATGCAGGCGTGGCGTCGAGGGAATGACTGGTACGGGCCGATCGACATCAAGGAGCCCACGAAAGCGGACCTCGCCGTCCAGGCGGCTGTGGACGCTAGAGAGGCGGCAAGAGTGAAGGCGCAGGAGGCGGGTTTGACTCCGGCCGAAATCGCCGCACTGAGGTACTCCGATGCCTGACGCCCCGAAGTGCCCGGAGTGCGGGCGGCGGCCGAGTGAGCGTGTGGGGGAAGTCTGGGGCGAACACACCGGAACGTGCCCCCACCCCATCCACGACGAAGCCGACGCCGGGCCCGAGGCGGTGGCGCTGTTGTGGAAACTGAAAGCACGGGGGCTCGCTGTTGACCACTCCGGGATTTGGCAGTTGGTGGGTGAGGTGGACGAGTTCCTAGCCCGCCTCCCCGAGCGCGAGGAGGGGGCGGGATGAGCGAGCGAGGCATCTACCGCCTCTCGACCGAACAGACTGGACGCGCAGAGCCCTTCTCGGGAAGGACCGCCCCTTCGAGGCTCTGTGCGTCGATGCCTACGTGCAGGGATTCACAGACGCCGTGCAGGTGATGGAGGGT